TGCTGCTTGTTGACCATGATTCTTAAGGTATTGAATAAATGCTTTTTCATTATTTTGAATAGCAGTTTCAAATGTTCTATTTAACCCTTCCTGTGCTTGCTCATATCCACGTGCAGCAGCAAGGTTATTTTCAACTAAATCTTGTTTGTATTTGGTTTTCTTAGCTCCCCAAATACTTAATGTTTGAGCCCAATCACGTTCACGTACTTGGACTTGGTATTTGTAATTATTGATAGCTGCACGATTAGCGGCTTTAGCTTGTTGGAATTGACCAATAGCTCCTAAGCCACCTGATACTGCGCTAGTTACTCCTAATGCTACGGGATCGCACACGACAAAACTCTATAAAGGATAAATTGTTTGGTCCATATTTAAGTCTTCTTAAAAACTTGAACCCTAAGAACTGAAGTAATTTCAAATGAACAGTGTTTCTTTCATCAACAATGTTCCATAACAACTCCTCTGTTCTACTTTCTACATAACGTCTCGCTTCTCTAGCAAACGTTATTGGATACTTATGAATGGCGGGTGTGCATAACATCCATATTTGTCCATCTGCATGTACTCCAGCTACACCTGCTAATCGACCATCAGGTACTGTAAAATACACCGAATTTCCACTGAGAGCACCCGAAGGGATGCTTACCATAGGATCATGTCCATGACCCTCTTCGACCTCTCTACGGTCCTCTGGACGTAGGTTAGAGGCTACTTCTTTAGCAGCCTCCAACGTTATTGGGTGAATAAATTTAGACACTCTTATAAAACTTATTTGTATAGTCTCCTTCCCATGTCATTGAGAACAATGTTAATGGTGTTGGGTGTTTGGATTTAAGTGTAAGTGTTGTATTTATATTCCTATCGTATATAGGTATAACTTTAGTTTGTAGTTGTTGGGTTGGTAGTTCACTTTCTTCAGAGTAATCAGCTATGACTGATTCATGATCTTCAGTAAAAGTTGGCTTACCTCTTCTTTTAAGTATTGTTTGATATAAACCAGACGCACCTAAATTAATCTTATTCCTATGTAGAACTAATGAACCTCTAGTATCAGATCTAACTGATTCACCTTGTTGACTAGTTGGATATATCTTAGGAAACTCAACTTCCATTTCATACAATATACCTAATACAACTGTGGAACCTTGCCAGTTACCATCTACTACAACATTACTTCCATTGATTGTAACCTCTGTATAACGACCAACTGGATCAGTACCACCAGTCTCATATAGAACCATATCACCACCTGCCGCCTCAGTAGTCCACCAATTAGTAGGTAATGGGAATGTAGTTTTATTGGTAGAAGCATCATAAGCATCACCTTCACCAGTAACATCTGTTGTACCAGTTTGCGGTGATCCACTGCTGTTTAACCATTGAGATTGTACTTTAAATGAATTAGCGGTAAAACCACTTTCAAGAATTGTCAATTCTTCATAAGGATTAGCAGATGGTTTTACTTTAACTTTTTGACCTATAGCATAACCATGATTATTTAATGAGATAGTAGTAATTGTAGAATTACCTGCTTTACTCCAAGATACTCCTGTTGCATCTGGTGTATTAGAGAATGTACCTGTATAGTTAATAGCAACTTCTGTAGCACAATCTAAATAGACTGGGTGTATATTTTCCTTATCAGTAGATGTACCAGTATAGGTTTGTAAAGTATCAGAATGTAGCTTAAGATCAAGCTTTATCAACATACATTTACCATCATCATCTAAAACTAGATATAATGAATCATCTATAATAAAATGATATTGAATATCCCAATGGAATTTCCAAGTAAACCAAGCTTGATGTACTCGCTTATCTGAAGTATTGAAAAACTTATAGCAGTATAAAGTTGTTTTATCTTTTTCACTTAACGCTACAAAACCATTCTCTTTAGATGCTGAAACTATATTTAGATCTTTATCTAGTAACTCACTGACAACTTTACTTTGTTCGATGACATCGGGTTCACCTTCCCTAAGAACCCTAGCCATCTCCATGAACCTACTATGTTGTCCTACATTATCTATAAAACCAACAGTAGTACCAAGTGAAAATGGATTAGTATTATGATTAAAGTTATAAGCTGATATGAAATTAATCTTAGCTGTTAAAGGACTTAGTACATCACTATCTGTAGTCAACATAAACTGTTGATTCTTAGTGAATAAAACTAGACCACTATTAACTTGAATTCCATCATAAACAATAGCTGGATATTCAGAACTACAGGAGATATCAATTGGATCAGTAGCTGTAAATGTAATAGCAGACTTAGACCAGAAATTATAGAAGTCTCCAGGTCTAGACATGATTACATTTTCATCACTAAGCATTACCAACCTGTTCCTAAAGAACAGCATCTTATTAATTGTATTACCAATGAAACTAGGTTGAGGGTTAGTACCATCAACACTTGTATCTCCTACTTGTGCATTATCCCAAGTAACAGTTGAAAGTGTAAATGTACCATTAGCTTCTCTTACCATTTGAAGAGGCATTGTACCTGCATCGAATTCAATATTGGTTCCAGGTTTAGCACATTCTTCCCATACACCATCACCATCTCTATTGTTAGCACCGAAAAATTTTACATAATAATCATCTTCTTCAGCTTCACTATTAGCTACTTTAACTACATAACCATGTTTACATTGTTTAGGTAGATCAGCTACATCGTCTACTACACTAGTCATTACATTTAATAACTCTCCTACAGGTGTAGATATATTAAAAGATCCAGATGATCTAGTTATATATAAACCATTACCTATCTGTTGAACATTAGCATCAGTAAAATTACCAGCAGCTACAATATCAGTTCGTATAGCACCAATAATACTTTCAGCAGTTACTACAGTTTTAGTATCAAAGGATGTAGGCTCAGGTCTGATTAACCCTAAATTAGCTTGTACTTTAGAAACACTATGAGCTGCAATAGTAATCTTATATTTTGCATTCTTTAACCATACATAGAATACATCTCCTGTTCGCCAACCTTCACCACCATATAAAAGATCATGAGTTGTTGTATATCTAGAAATATATTCTGGGTTTTGATCATTACCTTGAGGTACTGACTGACCAGTTGTAGTTATACGAAAGTAAAGATTTTTCCTTGCACTAGCTGATCCTCCGTTTGGAGTTACTGTATATGTATGAGCTGTATTGTTCGCATCGGCTGCATTACCAGCAGTATTATGATCAACTGAAAATATTTTAGTCCCAACATTGGGATTCATATCATCATCATTATTAAAATCTGTACCACTTGTATTACATCTAGTACTACCTGTTGATCCAGGTAAAGCACCTGATGAAGGAAAGCTACCATCACTGGCACAGGCATTACTACTATCTATCTCTCTATCAACATCAATTCTTGTAGCTGTATATACTTCCTCTGTTGTTGTGTCACCAAATAAATTAACTGCATATTGACTAGCATAAGCTACTTTCTTTAACTCTATAAATGCCTCTGGTGGTCTAGTAGCTTCTGTAGTAGAAGACATACTAGTAGTCTTATTACGATTAGTTATATAAGTATAATCATTTAGAGTTAAAGTTTGAATATCTTGATCATTAGTATGTGTTAAATAAGTAGCCATAGCAGAACTATTTCCACTGGAATTGACAGTAACAGGACTACCATCACTACATTTCCACATATTGATATCACCTGTTCTACTGATTTGACCTAAGTATTGTTCAGTCTCATCTCTGTAGTAGTGAAACCATTTACCTTGATCTTGAGAATCTGTAGCTGCACCATCTGCATCTAATTGTTTAATAAATCTAGTTCCTGGTCTTTTAGATAAACCCTCTGTGATATCTGGAAATACATTTGTTGCTACATTAACTTGTCCAGGTACTTTAAATTCATCAGGTTGTTGAGATATTCCAGCTATATAAGAGGGTATTGTTTGAGTTACATTTGACATTATCTACTAAGTACAGAGAACGGTGTATAAGGTCTATATCCTGATTCATGTGGGATGTTAAAGAATGATGGATCTCCTTTATCACATTCATATTCAATACAAGATGCTCTTGATTTGGCTTCATCTTGTTGTAGTAGTTGTACTAGTTGTGGGTTAGATACTAGTTGTGTAGCTGCTCTTACAGCTGCTCTATAGGTTATATATCTTTGAAAGACATTTGGTAGATCAGCAAATGGATAAAGAGTTACTGCATCTATATAGACATCACTATCAAATTCATCTGTGTGATGTACAAGATCATATAGTCTTCCATTTCTAGTGACTACATCTTTTGTTCTATCAGATAGTCCATCATTCAGATCATACCTAAGAGTATTAGCAGGAAGCGTTACATGCTTATTAGCATCTGGACTAATTTTCATATGATTCTCAGTATTAAAATGCCAGCCTTCATTCTGTACATCCTTATTTACTTCATTGAGAATATTGTATATAAATGATATTTCTGGATTCGTAAAATTAAGGGTGGTTATTGGTGACTGACCGATGGCTCCCAGTATTGAATTGACTGCGGATAATTCGGTATCGAGTTCAGTTGTTGTGGTAGCCATAATTATATATAAAAAAAAAGGGAGCCATAAAGACTCCCATTACTTTGCACTATGTAAGTGCAGATGGTGCAGTTGCTGTACCTGCATATAGTTCAACAGCAGCAGCTGGATTCAATGAATCAGCTCCCATTGCTAAACGACCAAGGATAACGTCACCCTGATAAATCACGGATACGTCACCACTGGTGATTTGTACTTGAGGACCAATAGCCTCAACAACACCTGCAGCTTCTTTCTGGAAGATCAAGCCACAGCTGTTAGCGAACTCAGTACTGTTACCGTATGAGTTTACAGTCTTAGTCGCACTAGAACCAGCTCTTTCATCAGCAAGTGCTTCACCTACGAATGAACCAGTGTTACCAGGATCGGTAACTCCAGGGTTAGTTGCAGAACCAGAACCAAACTTAGTACCGTAGTTAGAGAAGAATGGGATGTTCATAGATTTGAAGATCTTAATGCCTGCAATCTCTACGATTCCATTACCTTTCTGACGTGAAGTACCTTGCTCGTCTCTATTAACTAGACCATTCTCACCAACCTGTTGGATTAGCTCATAGTACTGGCGTGGGTTAAGAACACCTACACGACCATCAGAACTAACACCTTTCTCATCTAGAGCAGCAGCTGCATCATAGAAAGCGTTAACTAGGTTAGTAGCTGAGTAAGCATCAGATGCGTTTGTAGTTGTACCTACACGTACCTGAGTACCACCTGGCTCAACGAAGTTAGACTTAGTGATAGGTGATGCTAATCTTGCAGCCTTAGTGATAGATCTGAAGATTTTTCTGTCATATTTTTCAGCGAGTGCATATCCAATCTTCTTAGATATTTCTCCACGAAGCTCATAATGAGCAAGTGTTTCATCTAGCTCGTAGACGAAAGCTGAACTGATTAGTAGATCGTCAACAGTTATTGTTTTCTCTGCTACTGGAGGTGCACCATCAGAGTTACCGAGGATGCTTTGACCAGGAACATGGTACTCAGCTGTTGTTCTACCTGTGAAGATAAACTGAAGCGACTTACCGTTCTTAAGAGTTCTCTTCATAACAAGATCCCTAGCAATTGTATTGTTTTGGAATCCTTTGAACATCTCTCCTGAGAACAATTTAAGATATAGTGCTCTCTTATCTCCTGCACCATTAGCCTGACCCAGTTGGGTAAGATCTGCTAATGGCTCATTACTATTTTGATGTGCCATTTATCTATATTTTAAAATGTATTGAAGGTATAAATCATCATCGTGCACAATTTTAATTCGAAGTTTTGTGGTCTATCCCACCGTCTAGACGGCTAATAGGTATCCTGCGTACAGGGCTAAAAGCCAAATTAGTCAGA